CAGAACATAGTCGCCGGCCTTGGTCGCCGGGCTCGCAGCGTCGCCCGGATTTATATAACCGGGCCGGCACACAGGATTCAGCAATGGGGCCGGGTTGGCGTGAGTGCCGGTGCCGTAGAAGCCGTGGCGAAAGGCCTCCATCATCGCACGATAGACAGCCTGAAAACGAATGTTCCAAGGGCTTTCGTTGAAGGCTTGGAACATCCAGTAAGCCCCCCCACCATAGTCTCGCATGTAGCGTGCGCGAGCCCTGATCTGGGCTTCCGTGCGGTCGACTGCGATAACGTCGAAGAGGCCAAGGAACTTTGGATCAACTGCGCGCTTCGCAGCGACAAAGCGAACCTGCCGTTCGAAGGGTATCGCCGCGTACCCGTCGCCGTTTGCACGGTAGGCGATGTTGAAGGGCGAGGCATCGGTTAGCTCCTCGTCATCCTGCCGCGTCGTTGCGTTCGGGTCCGTGCCGTTCTGCGTGCCCATGTCGAGGTTTCGCATAAAGGCGCCGAACTTGGCGTTAAGTGCTTCCGGTGCGAACTCCCCGTCAACGCCGTCGCGAGTGACGGTGATGTATGCAGGCTTGGGTCCGTTGAAGTTGACGATCCGCGTGTCATTGTCAGTGGGACCGTCGCGCAAGACATTAACGCGGTGGATACCCGTCGTGCCGTTGGTTGAAACAACCTGAATGCTCGGACTACTGCCACCAAGCGTAATGCCTGGAGGCATCTTCCAAGTGGCAAGGCCATTGATGCCGGAGTGCGGCGGAAAAATCTGCCCGTAGTTGTCGCCATCGCGGTAAGAAATGCCGCAGGACTTACCATAGTCAGCTTCGATCGTTGAGGCTGTGTAATAGTCCGCCGCCGGATTATTCATGGCGTCGAAGAACCGGCTGTTGAGCGCTGGTAGACTTGCAGAAGGCGCAGGCGTTGGCGATGGCGCAGGAGCCGCAACCGCCGTCACGGTCACCGCCTTGGTAACGCTGATCGCCCCAGCCGCCGAAACCGTCACGTCGAACGAACCCGCCGACGACGCGGACATACCGACCGCCAGCTTCCACCCAGTCGAGGCGTTGCCGGCGACTACCAGCCTGCCGTCATTAGGCGTCAGCGTCGGGGTGGCGCCCGCTGGGACATTGCCGATCGTGCCTATGACCGTGCCGACTGCGGCGTTTGTGACGTAGGTGAGGGGGCCGGTCAGGGTGAGATATATCTTGACGGGCGAGGCGGGAGTAGAAGGGGGCAACAACACCGCAGCCTCAGCCGCAGACAACCGCGTATCGAGCATCCCGAGAATGGTGGCAACCGACAGGTTGAGATTGATAGCCATGGTCAGAACCCCAATGCGATAAGGCGCGCGTCAAGCGCATTGACCGCAGCCGGGAAGCCGGCAACGGCGTAGGCGGGCAATTCGCTCACACCCAGCGTGTTCAGCAGATCCTGCGGGATGCTGACAACCAGCCCCACGTCCTGCGTTTTCCCGTCCGTGTACGTGATGACGAGGTGGCCGTTCACGATGGCGCACGACGCGATGCCACGACCGTTGAACCCGCCGCTCGCCGCCCGCGCTTCAAGGGATCGCCGTGTCGCCTCAAACGCCTTGAACGTGGGCGACTGCGATAGAGGAATGCCGCCCATGCCTAACCCTCGTAATAGAACTCGCCGGGCGGCGCACCGTCCGGCGTGAGCGTTGCGCCGATCGGATCGGCAACCGGATCGAGTGGGCGCGAAACGCCGAACCCGCCAACGTCGCCCATGCCGCCGAAACGCACCATTTCACCCTCGGTAGGCGAGTTGCCATAGGTCGGGCGGTTGCGGTTGATGTCGTTTGCGATGGCGCGCTGGCGCTCGTTCTCCGCCTGCGTCATCAACAGCCGGGCCCGCGCATCGCTCTTGGTGATCGGCCAGCAGATACGCGCCGCCAGTTCCAGCACAACGATGCGCTTGAACAGCGCGGTGAAGTTCGCCTCGGTGATGTCGAACGAGGTGTATTCCATCTGCGCCGCGGGCACATGGCTGTAGATCGTGTCGCCGACCTGCTCGAATATGCGGTGGCCGCCGAGCCATCCGATGTTGCCGCCGCCCCAGCCCCATGCGCCGCCGCCGTTCCACAACATTGCGACCGGATAGGCCATGTCGGCAGGCTTGGCATAGGCGTATCCCCACTCAGATGGGCGGGCATTGACGATTTGCGCCAACGTAACGCGCTTCGACGCGAGACCCCAATGGTAAGCTTCCAGCATCTCGGCCACGACCGACTTGTACGATCGCTTGCACTCGCCAGCCTCGGGCGAGTTCTCCGCCAAGCTGACAATCGGCGCCTGCGGCAGTAGCGCCAACGCCTCGTTACAGATCCGCACGTCAGAGATGGCGACCTTGAACGACACGTCAGCTACCTACCGCGTCGGGTTCCATGAAGGCAATATCGAACGTCACGACGCCGGGCGGGTCATAGAGGGACACCGCGACGCTCGTTGCCGCCGCGCCGACCACTACGGCAGGAAGCGCCGCCATCGGCGCGTCCTTGAGCCTGACCCAGGTCACAGTGACGACGAATCCGGCGGCAGCGCTGCCGGTGACGGTGATCCGAGGGATGTAAACGCCCGAGTTCATGCGCGCGACGATGCTGACCGCCGGCGAACGCGCCAGCAAGCCCACAGGCAGAGCCATGCGCCAGACGCCGTTCGCGTCGGTAGCCTGCGCGCCACCAGCCCACTTCACACGCGCGTAGGTGAGCCCCTGCGTCGTGGCCTGCTTGAACGTCGAATAGTCCGCGACCGCCGTATCCATGCCATCCAGTCGGGCGGCGATGTTTGCGGTGTCGAGCGGGTCGCGTCCGTCAATCAGCGTCTGGTGAAGCTCGCGCATCGCTACCGCCGAAAGCTGGAGTGGATTGCCGTTGCCGCGGCCGTCGTCGCCGTCGCGCCATTCACGAAGCGGGTGCGAAGCAGCGGGAAGCGCACGGGCACGTCGAGATCGGCGGGCACGCCGGCGGTCACCGCGACCGAACCTAGCTGCCGCCAGTTGGGAGCCGTGCGGGTGTACGCTCCGTCGATGTAGAGCGTGCCGGACTGATCGGTATGGACAACTGCGCCGAACCGGTCCGAATCCTCCGAGACGGTTGCGTCGCGAGCCTGACCGTTTGATGCGCCGATGCCGTCAGCGCCGCCGTTGCCCGCCGTTCCCGCGATAAACGTCGCGCCAGCGCCTAGCGCCGTGCCGGTGAGATCCACGAATACCCGTGCCATGCAGGCCCCCTATGTGGAGAGGCGGGCCGAAGCCCGCCCCGTCCGATCAGATGTCGTTGGCTTCGTCGAGCGACTTGATACGCGCGTCGATCGCGTTCTTCACGCCGACGCGGGGCACCTCGCGATCGTCCTCGGCCGCCTGCACCTGAACCAGCTGGTCGCGGGTCAGCGAACCCAGACGCTCGGTGACGTCGGGCACGTTGCCCTCGATCAGGCTGTTGGCGTCGAATGTGCCCGCCGGGGTGGCAAGTGCGGCACCGCGCTTCGGCATGAACTCGTCGCCGGTCGCGGTAGCCATGCTGCCGGTCGACATCTCGGCGACCTGCGCTCGCAGGCGCAGCAGTTCGTCTCGCTCCGTGTCGCCCAGCGGGGCAGCGACGCTGCCGGCGGCGACGAGCATTGAGCCCGCGTTGTCGGCATAACCTGCGTTGGTTTGGAACGAGCCGGGCGGCACCTGCTGCGGGATCGTCGGGAACGGGCCGGTGGGCGCGATCGGCGCGACGGCGACGGGCACGTTGATCGGCGCGGAGCCGACATCGGCGAGGTTGGTCGAGTTCTCGGCCGTGAGCGTGATCTTCGACGTGTCGATGAAGATGGGGGTGCCGGCCGGAACCAGCACACCATCCTGCGTGAACGTCGGCTCCGTGGTGACTTTCTGAACGAAACCGCCCATGGCGATGATCCTTCCTGTTGAACGTTGAGACGGCGAAGCGGGCCGAAGCCCGCCCCGTCATCAGGTGTAGCCGGTAACGGACGGCAGGTAGGGCTGGTAGTCCGTATCCGAGAGGACGTGCGCGGACACCGCACCTGCCGTATAGGTGCCGGCGCGATCGTACTGGAAGCCGATGTACCGCTGCGTGTTATCGGGCAGCGATGCGTCCCAGAGCGTCACGCCTGCGGCCGGCGTGACAGCCGTGGCACCGGTGCCGATCGTGGTGGCGCCCGACAGATCGGCGTTCGGCGACTGGACGAGGCGCGGCGTGAATCCCGTCCCGCCGGTGAATGCCGTATCGACGGTGACGATCAGGCGCATCGGCTGGCCGCGACCAAGGTTGCGGTTCGCCGACAGAAGGTCGATCGTGTTGGTGGAGGTCAGCGTGCCCGTGCCGGCGATGGCCTGGGCGAAGCTGGGGCGAAGCTGTGCGTCGGTGTACATGAAGCGTCCCTTCCGTTCCGGCTTACGCCGTGACCTGCGTCTCGTTGACGTTGAGTGCGTCCGTGCGCCGGATCGGCACCTGCCCGAAGTCCATCCGCGTGCTGCCGCCGACTTCCGTCAGCGAAAGGAACGCGTTCTTCTTCTCGACGAGCTGCTGCTGGAGCATGCCCTGCACGAAGCGCGGCATGTACCAAGCGGCGCGGACGCCATCCAGGCTTTCGATCCGATTCATCGCCTGGATCATCAGGTTCTGCAGGTTGGCGCCGGTCGACTGGTTCGCCGACAGCGTGGCGAGGTCGATGTTCGCGATGCGGACGACGTAGCGCCAGTCCTTCACCATCAGGCCGCAGCGCCAGATCCAGTGATCGAGGAAGCCCTGATACCGGTTGCCGTTCGCGTCGAGCAGCGGCATACCCGGCGCGAAGCCATCGTTGATCTGACCAGCCGAGGGCGTCGTGGCGTCGTGGTGGAGAAGTCCGCCCTTGGTGCCCTTCGGATAGAGGCCGGTGACCGTCTCCTCCGACCAGCCGATCAGGTAGATCGAGCGCAGGTTGGTGCCGGTGCCGCCAGCGTTCAGAACCTGCGACGCGGTGGCCGAGACCGCCGGGTTCAGCGTGTTGAACCGCGGCGCGAGGCCCGTGAAGCCGCGCGGATTGGCGCGGGCGTTGCCGTAGAACACGTCGCGGGCCAGCTTGTGCGCGAAGCCGATCTGATGCTCGCGCGCCTTGCGAAGCCGGAAGCGGTCGACGTTGCCCGAGAGGATGGCGAGTTCGCGATCGGCCTGCGACCAATCCTCCAGCATCGCGCACGTCTCTTCGATCGGCGTGGTTGCGCCCTTGGTGATCGGCACGCCCTCGTTCAGCGCACGATAGCTGGGCTCGGGCAGCACGGTTCGCACGCTGTCGCGGTGACCGGTGATGAGGTTGCCCTCCATCCAGCTCATGTCGAGCAGCACTTCGGTATGCTGGGTCAGCACCTCCGCCGTGTCGAGCGCCGACCCATCGGGGGCGACCTCCTTGAGAACATCGACGAGCGTCGCAACGCCCGAACCAATCACTGCCATGGTCTCTTCCCTTCGTTACGCTACGCTACTCGTTACACTTCCGCCGTCATTCGGCGCCGGAACCGTAATACTTCTCCTCGCGCGACTTCGGCGTGTTCGGAATGCCGCCGCCGCGCTGGAAATCGTTGTCCTCGCTGATCGCCGATCCGGCGAGGTACGCGAAGCGCATCATCGCCGGGTGATTGCCGAGGCCAGTCGTCTTGAGGAAATCGCGGAACGTGCCCTCCGAGCCGTCCGCCTTGGCGGCAGGGAACATCCTGTCGCCTGCGAAGCGATCGAGCGCCTTGGCCGCGATGCCGGATACGTCGTCGAACGACTTGCCGCCGAATGCCGGATCAGCGGCAATCGCCGCGCCGCTGGCATCCTTGCCGCCGCTGATCGACGCGCGCGTTGCCTGGTCCCACGCCGCGCGCTGCGCCACCACGTCACCGACGATGCCGGACATGACCTGCCCCTGCACGATTGGCAGACCCTCCGCGGCGATGCGCGCGAGGCCGGCGTTCGACAGGTTGAGTTCCTTGGCAGTGGGAGCGATCTTCGCCATGGCGTCAGGGTCGATCGTCGTGCCTTCGGGCAGTAGGCCGGTCAGGTCGTAATCGCCCTCGGGCGCGCCGGTCAGCGCAGGGGCTTCGGCTTCCCCACCAACCTCGCCGCCCTTCTCGCCGCCGGCGTCGCCGCCACCTTCGCCATCGCCCCCTTCCGCAGTCGCGGCCGAAGTGTCGCCAAGCGTGGATGCGGCGTCGAGCGGATCGGCATCAGCTTGGGGCTGTTCCGTAGTCGAGCCAGCCGGCTCCGACGTCGCGGTCGCGTCCGTCTGGGTCGCGTCCTGCACCGGTGCCAAGTTCGTCTCGTCTGTCACTGTCGTTTCGTCTGCCACTCGGGTTCTCCATGCGGGTTTTCTGTTCCTCGGCCGCCAACGCCAAAAGGGCGTCGCGATCGACACCCTGTAGCAGCCCGAGAATGTCCAACCCGAGGCTCCTGCGCCCCTCCCACCAAGAGAGGTTGCGACTATCGTCCCCGTAGCTGCTGCGGAACATGCCCGATGCGTCGAGCAAGCGCAAGGCGAAACGGCGGAAGCGCGGATCGTTCATCATCGCTTGAATGTCGATGGCGTACTGCTGCTCGCGGGTGAGGCGGGTTGGACGATCGCTCACGCTGTCCCGCCACCTGTCGGTCCGCGATATGCGTCAGCAAGTGCACGCTGCTGTTGCGCGGCACCGAACATCGCGCGTCTATCGATGACGTTGTCAGCGGCGAGGATGGACGCATCGCGCTCGGTGTCCGGCATAACCTTCATCGCCTGCGCTCGCTGCGTTTTGGTGGTGAGGCTAATATCTTCGGTCATGCTCCAGCCCTTTCCAGCAAGCTTTGCCCGCCCACATTGGTGCGGCTCAACAGCTCTGCCGCCTGTGCGCCCTGCTGCATGGCTGGCATTGCGGCCAGTGCCTTCTCCTGCTGCGCCTGCTGCTGCATCTGCTCACGCATCTTCGCGACCACCTCGTCGGAGCGCACGATCTTGGGCGGCGTGCCAGCGCCGGATGCGAACTCGTCCACCGCCTGCTCGGCATCGAACTTGAGCGCGGCATCCGGAAATTGCGCGGCGAGGAAGCCGACGAATTGCGCGGTGCGCTGGATTGCGGTCAACCCGACCGCGCGCTGCGCCTGAGCGAGCGTCGAGATGAAGTCGATGTTCAGCGGCTCACCCTGCAATTCCTCCGGCGGCGGCGGCAGGCGGCCGGTGCGTTCGAGGATCGAGAACGCGCGGTCGATCGCCACTTCCAGCTTCTCGACGTTGACGCGCTCGACCACCGGGCCAAGCTGCGTCAGCTTCTCCTCGTTGCGGAGGAATAGTTCTTGCTCGTTACGCGGCTGCACGCCGTCCATGTCGCTGATCGCCATGAACAGGTCCGCGTAGAACGCCTCCATCACATCCTGCGCGTGTTCGTTCTTTGCATCGCGGATCGCGTTGACGTTCTGGAAGCTGGGATCGAATAGTCGCTTCACCGCAGACGCATCGGTGGCAGATGCGTAGGTGATGGAGCCGGGGTCGACGTTGAGAAACGTGGAAGCCATGCCCGCCGGCGCGACGATCGGCGGCCGGTCGAGCATATCCACGGACCGGCCTTGCCGCTTGGCCGCCAGTTGGAGTTCGCGCAAATCTGGCAGCGCGTCCATACCAGGGCCGTCGCCGTACACGATCGAGCCGCCGGTTTCCGCCCACCGCGGTGCCCAGAACGGCTTCTCGTCGTAGCCGCTCTCGCGCAACATGCCCTGCTTCTTGTCGCAGTCAGCCTCCCACCACACGGATCGGAACGACTTGTTGCGCGCGTCCAGCTTGCCGTGATCACGTCGGTCGTTCGGCTCGATGCCGTGGAACACGCGCACCAGCGTTTCGTAGTTGCCCTTGTCGTAGGCGTCGCGGACAGGCTTCGACAGCCTATCCCACGCGAACGACTGGACCATCTGCGTGACCGTCATCGGCACGAAGCGGTAGAGCGTATCAGCTACCAGCCCATCGTCGTTGGCGATCCAGTATTCGCCGGCGGTCAACGCGTGCGTCACGGCGCCGTAGACCGGATGCTCCAGCATCACGGCCGCCTCCGTGCCGAAGCACCCGAGTTCACTGTAGCCGATCTTCGCGGCGTTGTAGAAGTTCGAGCCGGACAGGAAGTCGTATAGCTGGCGCTCGACACGAGCCAGCCACTCCTTGACGGGCTGGTACTCCATCATGTCGCGGTCGCGCGTTTCCAGCTTGAACCACGGACGTGATGGCGACGACAAGCCGCTGGTCATGCCGCCGGTGAGAATGCGAGCCGCCTTGCGCCCCTTGCTCGAATACATTGACGTGTTCGCGCGGCGCTTGCGATTGGCCGATATGGCGTTCGCACCGGTCGACGGACCGGTCAGCGTTGCGCCGCGCTGCCCCAGCACCTCGGAGCGCGCTGGCAGGCATAGCCGAGCGATCTCGTCCCAATCGCCTTCGTAGGGCGCGCGGATGGATCGCATCCCGGCGAGGCGGCGCTCACACAACTCGCGGCGGGATGGTTCGGCCACTTACGCGCCCAGCGTCGCGTTGCCGCCAGCCGACGCCACGGCGGGCATCCCCAGCGTACCGTTCTGCGGCGTGAAGATTGACGCGGCCAGCGCGACACGGCGGCGGGCTTTGTCATCGGCACGGGTTGCGGTCTGGCCGCTATCCGGCGCGCGCGCTGCTTGGCGCTCGGGAACCGCTTCCGGCAAGTCGGGGGTGGAAACGACGCACATCAGCCGGTGATGCTCTTGACGGCCCACATCACAGCCTGCTCGGCATTGGTGGCAGCCAGTGATTTCTCGCGGCCGGGGCGCACATAGCTGTCGAATGCCTTAAGAAGCGCCGCGCCAGCGTCTTTCACGGCCAGCATCGCCAGCTTTTCTTCCTCAGTCAGGACGCGATACTTGTGCCGCATGGCATTGTTGGCGGTGCGATCGTCGCCAGCGCTATCAACCATCGTGAGGTTCTCGTCGAGAATGCCCATCATCGTCCTCCGTTGAGTTCGGCGTACCGATCCTGCGATGGCGGACGATACCCTAGAACAGACCCACCGCCAAGAGGATCACGCGGGGCGACCGGATCAGCGAACGTCAACGCCAGTGCATCGCCACGATCCGGGCTGGCAAGGCCGCGCTTCTTCATGTCCTTCTTGCGCTCCAGCGTGATCGTGGACTGGTCCGCGCCGTAGTCGTACTCGATCGCGAAGTCGTTGGTGAGCATCAGCGGGTCGTTTGGGATCGATCCGCCTTCCAGCCAGGCGCGCATGTTGGTCCACATCTCGGCACGCTTGTTGGCGGTGCGGACGCGGACGCTACCCTGCCAATTCGCCTCGCGCCCTTCGCCGCCGAAGTTGATCTCATGGACACCGCGGCATCCGAGCTGGCGCAGACGATCGATCACACCGCCCGCGTTCGGCCCGCCCGCGTCAATGAAGATTGCATCGGGCTTGTACTGCTCGGCCAGCAGCATGACATCGCCCGCGATCTGCATGGAATTGGCACCGCGCCATACCTTCCACGGAAACGACTGCGCGTCGCGACCGCGGCGGATGCACAGCACGCTATCGTCGTCGCCGAAGCGGGCGTGATCGAGGCCGAAAATGATCGGATCGCTAGGAATGTACGCCGGCGCGCGCTTCACTGCGGCATCCGCCACATCGCTGCCGATGAACTGCGTGGACGAGGCGGACGGGAATTGCCCTTTGACGCGGACCTTCACCAGATCGCTGTTCTCGCCGTAGGTGCGGACAAGTTCGGCGAGGTATGCCTTGTTCGTGCCCTCGACCTTCCGGCTGTCCAGCTGCATCGTGTACCACAGGTGATGCTCCGCACCGAAGCACTGGCGAAAGCGGCCGCTGTTCTTCGTCGGGTTGCCGAACGCGATCCAGATGATCTCCGTGTCCTCGTCGGTCAGCGCGCCTTGCGTCACCTCCCACACCTTGTCGTCAATGCCCGACGCTTCGTCGAAGATGATGACGATGCGCTTGCCCTTGTTGTGCAGGCCAGCGAAGGCTTCCGTATTGTTGACGGACCATGTGACGGCTTCCGCCTGCCACGCCTTCTCGTGGCCGCTCTGGATCGAGCGCAGCGCAGTCGCGGTCGGATTGAACCAATGGCGGGTGATCGAGAGATTATGCCACTTGGTGATTTCAGGCCATGTCTTACCGAGGATCTGACCTTCCGTGTTCGCGGTCACGACAACGCGAGTATCCTCGCAGGTGTCGAGCGCCCACTTCACAATCATGCCGACCAGCGCAGACTTGCCGACACCGTGGCCGGACGCGATAGCGACGCGGCAGGGCGTGAAGCGCGTAGCCGGATCGGCGAGGTGGTTGCCGATCGTGCGAAGCGTGCCGCGCTGCCAGCGCCTGGGGCCATCAACACCGGCGAGTGTTCCTTTGCCCCATTCGTAGGCGTAGAGCGCGTGGCCGAGCGGGTCGTGCGTGAACCCGCCGATGTCATGGACGAGCTGCAACTGCGGGTTCATGCCTTCGCCTTGCTCCTGCGCCACTTCTTGAGCATCGTGCGCGATGCGTGTGGCGGACCGCTGAACAGAACGGTGGTGACGATCTCACCTTCCAGCGCCAGGATCATGCCGCCGACCTTGACCCGTGAGCATCCGAACGCCGCAGCCTTGGCGATGGCAGGGGCGTGCCGTTCAAGCACCGCCCGCGCGCAAGCCTCGTCAATATCCTCGAACCGCAACCGGTAGCGCTCGACGGCGTGGTGAGTGATAATCGCCATCGTTTCCTCCATCATAGCGCCATGCCGTCATATGGATTGTGCGTTTTCAGTAACTTACCGAAAACGGGTGCAGTCTCCACCCCGTGAAATCACTTACCTCCCGTTCGTGCGCGAGCCGCTGCCATCTGCCCGGCGAGGTCGAGACTGTTGCCGTCCGCGTCGGCGTGCTTGAGCAACGTGGCCTCGCCGTACCGTTTCGGGTCCCACTTCGCGAGCAGCTTGAGACGGGTTTCCACGCGAAGGCGCGATCGACTGATCCACTCGCTGTCCGGCCCCTCACTACCATCTTGGCGCTTGATGGTGTCGTGCTGATTTTCGTCAGCAATATCGAGAGCTTCCATGGCGATAGCGTCGAAACCGTCCTCGCGTGCGCGCGCGTATGCGATGGCAAGGGGTTCTCGGCTCGCGCACCAATCCCTCCAAGTCGTCGGATGTGGCATATGATCATCGCGGCATATCTGCGCCAACGGCTCCCCGCACGCCAGCCGGTCGCAGATCTCCTGTGCGATAGCGTCGGTATATGTCGATGGGCGCCCCATCACGGCTCCTTGGGTTGGCGAACAATAACCTGATATTCCTCGCCATCTTCTAGCGTAATCGTGGCGGTGATGCTAACCCTCCATTCCGTGCCTGGCGACCAAAGACCACGAGCGCGACGCACCTGTTCAATCTGAGAGCGAAGGATGGCGCCGAGCGCTGCATCGTCCATCACCCCTCTCCCTTCGTATCACGGATCAATGCAGGTGCAGCGCGACGGATGGCGGTGGCGATATTGCGGCCTATCTGGCGGTAACCTCCCGATGCGGGATAGCCTTCCGCCACCTCCGCCGCCCTCTCGTAAGCCCGCTGCTCGACTTGGCGGAGGGCGGCAGTCACTTCGCCAGCGCATCTACGTGCAAGCCATAGATGCCACGTGTCGTCGCCAAAGCCAGTCAAATGACCCTGCTGTACGAGATACTCGGTGTATGGCTTCATAGCGGCGGCAATGACCCGCTCTACCTCGCGCAGATCATCGGTCATGAGTGGGCCTGCTCGTAGGTAGCAGCGAAAATGTCCGGCTTGCATGGGTAGCACTCGCCCGCGACTCTGCGGATGATCCAGTCGCCTTGGCGAGCCGTCATGGTGCCTTCCAAGGCCACAATGTCGATGCCGCCAGCATCGTTCGTCATCCATTCATTGCCGTCGAGAAAATCGAACAGCAGCCCGAACGTCTCCTTGCCGGTGATCTGCACAGCTTGGATTTCGGCCGGCTTCTTGCGGAACGTCTGCACCTCACCCATGGCTGCCGCTCCTGGCGAGCCTGGCGCGGGCGGCTGTTGTGGCTTTCGCGAACCTATCGAACCACTGCTCATTAACGGGGCCGACGAAATCAGCGAACAGCTTCTCCCAAGGCTGTAGAGCTTCCCTCGCGGCCTCCACCTCCTCGGTCAGGCGGGTGATGGTGGCGGCGGCTTCGGACGCCACACTATGCGTAGATGGATGCTTCTGGTTCGGAGTGGGGCCACCCTTGCAATGCCATGCAGCTAGCAATTGCAGCCGCTCGACCAGCTCGCGCGTTTCTGTGGTCATGGTCGGGTGTCCTTGCTAAAACGGCCAGCGTACCAGCCCAATATGATGGCGACTGTTGCCACGCTGAACCCGAACCAAAGCAGGCTCACGGCAATGGCAAAAACCATCAGGAATAGTGTGTCCTGTCGCTCCCAGCGCATCACGCCCGCCCCTCCATCAGATGCTGACGCAGGGCTTCTTCACGGGCGACTTCGACATCGGCAAAGCGCCGCAAAGTAGCGCGATCCACGAAGCCGAAGCGGCGATGGCAGCGGACACACTCACCCCAGATGCCAGTGTCGTCGCTGTTCGTCCGGCATGAATGCTGCCCGACCGCGCACAGTAGCCGCCCCGCGAGGGTGGATAGGTCGGTCATGGCTGAAGCGCCCTTTCGCAAGTCGCCATCTCAGGCATGCACTGGTTCCAGGCAGCGTTAAACGCGATGCTACGAGTAGGCCCGGTCTTCGCGACCTTCGCCGTCACTTCATGTGCGCAGGCCATCATGAGCGCGCGCTGATGAATGTCGTAGTCAATGCCCAACTGCATACGGCACATGCGTCGGTCAGCGTTCAGCGCCTCATCAGCCGCTTGGGCAGCACGGTATCGCTCATTATATGAGCAGACGAACCGGTTAGCACCAATCACGCATACGACGACAAACGCGGCAAAGCACAAGGCTCCCGTCCATTTAGCCATCACCCCACCTCCTTCGCGGCTTCCGGGGTCGGCGCGGCGGAGAGCATCGCGGACCATTCAGCCGCAACGAGCGCTACATTGGCTTCGCTGTCGCTCATGTCCTGCATGGCCTTCCACCCAGCATCTGGGCAGGCGTCCTCCCATGCGGCGACCATCTCCGGCGTCGGTGTCACCGGCACCAGCTTCCACCCCGGCGGCGCGTCAGCTGCGAAGGCGAGCATTGCGGCGATGGCTTCCCGCGGCTTGATGACGCCCCAGTTGTCGTCGTTGCCTTCGCGAATGAGCGCACCCCAATGCTTGGACGCCATGTGTCG